CAACGCGGGTGCAAACCAATAAAGTGCCGAAGCCGTGATGCTGTGAGGTCAACTGGAATTTGATTCTTGAATGATTCACTGATTACGGTTCGGATAGCCGAGCGCATTGATTCGTCAATTGCTGTAACTAGGCGACCCGCTTGTTTGTCTGCAAAATCATCGGCAAGGGGATTGTTTACATCGAAGCGAAGTTTGGTATTTGGCTTACCTGTAATTGTGAACTCATTACCCCAAGAAGGAGTAGCGGAAATTGTTGGTTGAATTTCGTCAACCGTTGCCCTGCCAGAATTGTTTATGACCGCAAGAATTCCTTGACGCAAAACTGTTTGCAATTCACCAATGCTAATACTGGTTAAAACTTTTGTTAAGACATCTGGTTGCAAGTTAATAATTGCGCGAGCCATTGCATCGGCGTCAACTGTTCTACCCAAGCGATAGAGCGAAGTCTTAATGATGTCGTAAAGTTGCTGTTCAGCCCCAGTAAAAATTGGTTCCGAAGAAACACGGGGTCGGGCTTTGCGAACTATGTGTCCCACTTTTGCCCCTAGAAAGCGTTATCCGAAGTTGTGTCTTCCTCGGTCATGTTATCTTCAGCGGTCATGTCATCTTCTGGCATTTCTGCTGGCATACCGTCAACTGCACCTGTGGATTCTGCATCGTGTTCTGCTGGAGGTAATCCACCCAACTGACGCAAGTAATCTTCAAGGTTAGGGTCAGTAACAATAATTCCAGCGTTAGCCAAGTTAGTTACATAGTTACTGATTTCGGTTAGGTCAATGTGCGCGACCTCGCCGTAAGTCAAAGTAGGTAGACGCGAAGCATCCATTCCGTTCAAACGCATTAGGCGTGGGATTGCGTGCTGGTTAATTGTCTCAGCAATGTTCTTAGCAATAGCGTCAACTGCCATTGACCACAAATCCATCTTTGCGGTACCAAGTGAGAATGAACCAACCTGCTCGTGACCAAGCAAAATAAAGTCAGATAGAACTGACATAGAAATACGCTGGTCATAGCGGGAAATAATTTTGTCTGTATCGAACTGACGATTACCACCAGTGGAAAGCAATGTTAGGTCAAATAGTTTTTTGCCCGACTCGTCATACTGAGCAGGGAAAACTACGCCTTCCTGCTCGTTGCGCTTGATGTTTTGAACAATGTCAACAATGCTGTTAAGAACTGCTTTTTGAGCATCTGTAGCGGTTGACGATAAATACTCAGGTGGAACGTAAGCAACTGGAAGTCCAGCAAGGTCACGCTCGATACCAATTGCTTCAATTTCTTCAACGCGCTTTTTAAAGTAGTAAGGACGGTAAGCATTACGAAGTAGGGAACGACCTTCAGGATTATTCTTGGTCGCTGTGGTGCGGAACAACAAAGCCTTTTCAATTGGGATTGTGTGCGTGCCACCACCTGAAGGGTCATTCTGGGTCATTCCCTCGATGCCACCATCTTCAGCAATGTGCCAGCGGGTTAAAGACTCTTGGCTACGGATAGCAAACTTACGCCAACCAATTTTGCCATCTGTGTAGTTTGACTTTCGGGTACTGTCTTTTTCTTCAGGTCCAACTCGGCGCTTGTAAACAAGTTCGTGGAATGAGAAACCAAATGGAAGCATTGAAAGAATTGAAGAAAGAGTGCTATCCCATGAATCCGACATATCGTGTATGCAGGATTCAATGAAATCTGCCACTTCAGCATCTTCATCTTTTGGTGCACCTTCAGAATTGGGTTCTAGGTAGGGGTCAACTCGCCAATCAAGACGAATAATAACTTTTTCAATGGCGTAAAGGATGGAGCCAATTACAGGGTCATTGTCAGCCATTTCACGGTAGACACGTTGACCATTTTGGGCGCGAAGGGCTACAAGGAACTCTTCATAAACCGTGCCACCTGCGTGACGCAGACCAGTAGAACCTAATTCAGATAGGTCTAATTTTTCTGCCATTTTTCCATCCTGCCAGCGAATACCACTGCATAATACTCTGGTATTCTTGCAATACTATCTGACAACTCGCGCTATTTGATGTAGAGCGTGGCTTCGAAATTAAAGAACTTCCAGAATTTTATTCCTTTACCAAAACCTGCTTCACGAGCCAAGCGCTCATTTTCATCTGATGTGTTTAAACGCATAATGGAGCGCAAGTCCTCTTCTTTGCCAAGAATCTCTTCGGCAGTAAAGTTTTTACGCTTGAAGTCGTAATGTGAAAAGTTCATAAGGTCTTGTTCAACCCCGCTAGTTGCGTAAACCTTTTCAGCCCAGATAAACGCTCCCTTTTCAATCATCCCGTCATGGATTCGACACAGGACATCTAGGCGGGATTTTCTTGGCATAAATTGAAGGGTAAACATTGAAAGCACCAAACTGGTATTTCCAAAATCTCTAAATTCTTCAATCGGGCAATCTAAGAAAACAGCATTTTCTTCACTTTCAGGCAAAAGATTTTTAGCCTTATCAATGCCAATTTTTAAACCGTTGTGCTCAATTTTTTTCAGCAACTTACCTGTTGAACATCCCAAGTCAATAACCCTAGTTTGTGGAACAACAAAAAACTTTGACAGGCTTAATACTGACTCATTCAACAAATAATAATTTGGGATTGAACTCTCAATGTGGTCATCAAAATCATTTATGTCATTAAAAGAAAACATGAAGTCCTTTACCTATCTCTTCAACTACTGGGATTGTTATTGTGCGTCCAAGACGCTCGTACCTTACATTATCTGAAACCAGCGAGCCGTCTTCGTAATACTTTGTGAACTCATCTGGGAACCCTTGAAGTCTTTCACACTCAAGCGGGGTTAGTTTGCGGATTACGGTTTTATCTCCGTCATCAAGGGCAACTCCATGGCGGTCTTGAGCCGTCAAAGTAAACGCGGAATCACCATCGTCTTTTATTCGGCGTCCGTTCTGACGTTTCTCATCGCGGTTAACTGTGAGAACTGGTTTGACGGTGACGTAGGGGACGTTTCCGCCACCTGTACCCATCGCCGCTAAAAGAGTAGGTGCGATTGTTCCGTGGTGTCTAAAGGCTCCGTCTCTTCGACTCCACTCAGAGATTTGCGCTCTTTCTTCTGATTCGCTGTCTCTATCATTTTTTGAACCCGTTCTTCCGATAGGAAATACTTTGGGTCTGGGGTGTCCTCTAAGATTTGCCACAACAAAGATTCGTTCTCGGTGTTGTGGGACTCCGAAGTTTTCGCTGTTAAGCAATTCCCATTGACAGTCATACCCCATCTCATCCAAGACTCCGAGAATGACTGCAAAGGTTTGTCCGTTGTCGTGGTTGAGTAATCCCTTGACGTTCTCAAAGAGAATGTAAGGTATTCGCTTATCCCGTGCGAGCCTAAACATTTCAAAAGCGAGAGTTCCTCTCGTGTCTTCCAGTGAGAACCCTGTACGTTTTCCTGCAACGCTAAAAGTGGCACAAGGAAATCCTCCACAAAGCAAGTCTGCGTCTGGTAAGTCTCCAGCGGAAACATCTCTAATATCTCGTGGGTCTGGTGCGTGTCCGAACTGTCGTTCATAGATTCTCCTAGGGGCTGGCAAGATTTCATTTGCCCATACACATTCGTGACCAGTGTTTTCCAAGCCTAAACGGAAAGCACCAATGCCAGCGAACAACTCAATGAATTTCAATTAAATCTTTTCAACCTTGGTTGGAAACAACGGAGCAGACCAACTGCTAAACGGCTCAGGACGTAAAGCGATGCGAGCATCAGTTTCGCCCCACACGGTTACAAGAACTTGGCTACCGTCTTCATTGTCAAAAACAAATTGAACTCCAACTGGAGCGCTGTCTAATTCGTTCATAATTCCCCTCTAGCGATTGCGTTATAGATACCAACTACTGCACGATTGTCGTGGATGTTGTACTCAGAATCCAGCAACCTTTCAAAATTACTTGCAATTCCAGAATTTCCCAATTGCAGATTTATGTGCCTAGCGCCTACCTTCCATTCGGACATCTCAGGAAAGGCAATTCTAATTGGCATCTTTTCTTTTGGTTTGTTCATTTGCTCAAAACTAATACCTTTGTAAATGTTTTTGAACTCAGGGTTTAGATACGGCATAAACAATCTGCCACCTTTAGATTCAAAATACAGTTTCATGGTTTTAGATTGCGCTGGGTTTTCACGCTCAAAGTATTTTGCTCTGTATTCCTCTAAAAAAGTAGGGTCATTTAAGCGCTGTTCTTTCTTAACTGCTATCTGTGCTTTTCTACTGACCGCGTAATGTCCGTCAGCACAAACTCCCGTGTAGACATCTTGTATGCCAAGTTTTAAAGCCTTATCCAAGGCGTATTTAACTGGTATGGCACATTCGATGTCTGCTTTTTTAGACAGGT